AGGGTCGTCTTGATATTTGCCAGCAAAATGCTGTGCTTTAGCCTGTGCTCTGGCTATTCCAATTAATATATCTTTTGGTGTTTTCCCAAAATTAACAAGGAATTGTGCCTTTGGATGTAATGTGGGAATTTCTCTAAGTGGAACACTTCCACCACCGGGAAGGACATTAGCATTCATCGTTGCTTCCTTATCCCACTTCTTTAAGTCTTCAAGGTATGACTTTTGTGATTCAAGTGCAAAAATAACCTTTCTGTTAATCTGGTAACCAAGAGGATTTTTCTGAGTAATGATGTTTTGATACGCTTGCTCGGATTCTGGGCTTCCGTCTTGAAGTTCAATAGGAGGCACAAAGGACGATTCACCCTTCTTTACTGGTATAAATGGGGGTTGTTCCCCCCTTTGTATTGCCTTTGTCTCAATCTCATTTGCAATAGCCTGAACTGGTCTTGTGGCTACTCCTGCAGTCAAAGGGTCAAGCGGGGATGTTTTCTTAGGTAAACCAGAAGCAGGTGTCTCAGCCATATCGGATTATAGTCTATAGGAGTCAATAAATAGCAAGTAAATTACTTAGATTCCTTTGTTCTTGCTTCCAGACTGTCAATAAGTCTTTGGGCATACTCCTTAGGGATGTTTTCGTTAGGACTTTTAACAGTCTCGCTATTGCGATACATGGTCTTTTGTCTATCCCAGTCATCGTATAACCCCTTAAAGGTTTCTGGGGTAACTTCATATCCAAGAACTTTACCTATTTGTTTACTATACATCTTTAATGTCTCTTCCGTAGGAGACATACCATTTGAAATCATGCTATTGTAATGGTGAAGCATTGAGATTGTAGCCAACGCTTGAAGTCTCGCTTTCTGTCTTGATGGAATTGTCGCAATTTGAGAAGGGTCTGGAATGATTGAAGCAAGGACTTCTTGCTCGTAGTTAGAAGGATTTCCAGGTCCAACAACAGATTCACGAATAGCACCAACTAAAACCTTTTGCAATGTTCCAGCAGTTGCTAAATCCCCATTAGGCATTCTTACTTTCATTAATGCTACGGATGCCCAACTGCCACCTTTGCTGTTTTGTTCTTTAATAAGTTCTTGATTCAACTCATAAAGTCTATTCATAGGGTAAAGTGATTCATCCCATTTCTTCTGCTTATCATAAATGCCAGTTCCTTGGTTATTTGTCAGTTGCTCTGGTGTAGGCATATTTCTTGTAAGTTTTGCAATTGTTTTATAATCCCCATTCTTTCTTAATGCTTCCAGTAATTCACCGCTGTCAAGTCTGTCAGAGTAATACTTGCCAGTTTTCTTCCCATTAATCATAATAGGAATCTCTTGTAAAATCTTGGGCAAATCTTTAAGTCCTTGAGCAACAAACCCATTAGTTCTTTTTAAGTCCTGAGGACGAATGCCAATCCATCTTGAGACAAGTTTTTCAATGTCGTCGGTCTTTTCTCTTCCCATCTTGTCAAGTCTTCCTACTGACTCATCTAATGCCAATTCGTCAGCCGCAAGTTTCTGGTTTGCTATAAATTGTCTGTTTTTAACATCTAAATTAGAAACCTGTGTTTGAATTGATTGAGTAATTTTGTTTTCAGCCTCAAGTTGGGTTACAGCACCTGCTCGCTTATTTTTTAACGCATCAAGTGTAGGTTTGTGATTAACGGTGTTTGGGTCACCAAGAAGTTTGTCAAGTCTAGCAATTTCACCTTTCCAATATTTAAGTGCTGTATCATTTGCCGCAATTGATTCATCAAGTCCTGCAGGTCTTTCTGGTGCACTTGACGTATTTTCTAGTGCTCTAGCCATTCTTCCATTCGCGGTTGCTCTAAGTGCAACTTCGGCAGACGGAGTAATGTATTCTTCAACAATTGCATCACCTTGAGCAATAAATGCAGACGGACGTTGACCATATTTTAATTCAAATCTAGAACCCCACATATCGGCTTCAATTCCTCCATTTGACTTATTTTGAAGGTTTCTATCAACAAATGCATATGCCTGTCTAATTGCTGGCATATCAAGTGCGTTATCTGCTGTTCCAAAGGCATCATCTGCAGCATCTCTTTCTGCTTGGTCTGGTGATGTATTCTTATGTTCGCCACTCTTTAAGACTTCATTAATTAAAGTAAGTCTTCTCAACTCCATATGTGCGTCTGCGTTTTGACTTCCATCCGCATTAACAAGTTGATTGGAGTTATATTTAACAATAGGAGTTCTGGTCTTTTCACCTGTGCTTGGACTCACGGTTTCTTCAAAGAATATCGTTCCGTGTCTATTGTCCCTATTACTTGACCCGTTAATAGGAGTAAGAGGTTCTGTATGGAAATACTTACTGTTTAGTGGTCCGTTTAACGCAACCTTTTCTTCAACTGGAGCAGGTGTAGGACCGGGCGTTTCAGCACCAGATGGAGTCCCATAGGCATTGCCAGCACTAGATGCTTCCATAGCAGTAACTACTTGGTTAATTGCTGGAAGGTCTGCCTCTGATACCCAACCGCCTACTCTATGCTTTGTCCCATCAGGAGTAACTACCGAAGAAACCCTTCCCCCTACCACTTCGGCTTTTTTTGGTGAACCTCCAAATGCTACTGTTTTTGTAGCATTGTCTTCCATTCCAGTTGAGAATGGCGATTGAAATGCTGGAGATTGATAGTAACTAGTAGGAACTGTTGCAGGAGTTGCAGGTCTTGCTGGAAGTGCAGCCCCTGGCATCGCCTCTCTTAGTCTTTGTTCTCTAATCTTTTGTTGACTTTCTTGGAACGAATCAAAGGTAAGTGGAGGTTGTTTAGCCAAATTAACCATTCTTTTTGTAGATTCAGCAAAATCAATTTTGGCTTGCTTTAACTCAAGTGCTGCTTCTCTTCTTCTTTCTTCAGTTGTATCTTTGTTGCCAATTTCTTCCTTCAACATTCCAATAGAACCACCAAGTGCAGAAGTAGCATCTTTTGCTCTAGTGTATGTGTTATCTTCGGAAGTAGCCGCAAGGCTGTAAGCCTTAAATGCACTTTCAGCATCAAGACCTTGTTGCTTTAGTGCATTTGCTTTATCAAGTGCATCAGCCTTTCTGGTATCAATAGTTCCCTGCCTTGCGGCAGATTCAAGTTTGGCTTGGTCGCCCATCATTCCAGCAATAGAAGATGCAGTTTGTTGAGCAACTCTGCCCCAAGAACTCATTCCCTCAACATAACCAGCAGGTATTTGTTGAACTTGTTCACCAGAATATCGCGTAAACGGGTTTGCGTTTCCCGGAGCATTAGATTGTTGTGGTCGCATAAATAGTATTTGTAAATTAGTCCTTCATATAAGAAGGGATTGCTTGGTCAAACCAAGGAAGTTTATCAGAGCAGTTTTCCACTACTCCATTATACTTAGGACAGTAAACAAACTTGTTTGCCGTAGCCCTTCTGTCAACACAAGCGGTGCAAGCGTGAACATAGTCAACATTGGTGAGTTTGTCAACTTTCTCGCCCCATTTTCCGTTAACTTGTTCATATCTGTCAAGGTCAATCGGAATGTTGTTGGCTACAGTATAATTCCAAATATCTTCGTGAGTCCAATCACGAAGGGGAAACATCATAGTGGCTTGTCCCGGAACAACTCTAACTTCAGTTCTAGTCCCAGCGTCTCCACCATAGATAGGGTCGCTATCGCAAGCCTTGTGACCAACCCATACCATATCCCATCCAGAGATAAGATTCATTTGCTTAGGTCTATTAAGCATATCCAACGAACATACCCAAGGCTTTCCAACAACAGGTTTTGTTATACCGCTTGGGCAAGTAACAATCGTTGTGTCAAATGAATAGACATTTTGAATTTCAAACTCATCTCCAGTTTGTTGAAAGGACGACTTTTGAGGATGCCAAGTATATGCCTCAAGCCCATACTCTTGTATAGTCCTATCTTGGAATTTATACTTCCAAGGCTGCCAAGGTTCTCTAAAGAAGATTACAGGGAATCTACTGCCCGCCTTAAGCATCAAATGCAAAAGAACCATAGAGTCCTTTCCGCCAGACCAAGCAACCGCCGACTTATTTGACAACGAAAGTCCTCGTTGAATTATATCAAGACTTCTTTCCTCTTTTGTCATTAAATGAAGGCGGCAGCAGCGACAGTAGCAACACCGCCAACAATACCAGCAGTATTTGATGCGCTAGCCGCTTTATTTGCATTTTCTTGGGAAATTCTATTACTTCTAATATTAGCAAGATATTGAGACTCTGGTGTTAGGAATTGAGAACCCATATTTTGGAACGAGTTCTGGGTAGCACCATAAAGTTCTCCAACCCCATACAAACCCTGTGACGTTTGCATTGCTGGAGCATTATAGGCTTGATGACCAAAAGATTGCTGTTGACCAGCCATTTGATATGCTTGTGCACCCATTGCTTGACGCTGTTGGAGTCTTTGATTTCCAAGTTGATAAGAGTTAAGCACCTCTTGACCAACGGCTTGATTGCCTGTCAATCCTCTGGCTGACATTGCTGCTCTTGCGGACTGCTCGGCATACATTTGGTCTTGGTAACCAAGTCCAGAACCCATTGCAAGACCTTCGCCAGCCTGTTGCTGGAACATATTGTAATTCTGAGCACCCTGTGGTCCAAGACTTTGAACGGCGTAATTAGTAGCCATTTGTCCGCCTTGTCCGTAAATTCCCATCAACTGATTTTGATACTGATGTTGGGCTTGTAGCGAGTAATCCTGCATTCCTTGGTATTGACCAAGTAGGTTTTGAGATTGCGAACCCATACTCCTTGCTTGATACCCTTGCAGTTGCGGAAGCATTGCTTCCTCTGCTTGGATAGACGCAGGAATAATCTTTTTCTGGGCTGCAATTGCCCCCATGTTTTCATTGTAATACTGCTGTGCATCAGCAGTCATAAACTCACCATAATTAGGTGCAGCGTTTTGCCGTCTGGCATTTTCAATGCCCATGCTGTATGTTAATTCCATAAATTAAGCGGTTTTGTATTTGTAGATGCGGAACTTGGAAGAGGCAATCGTTCCGCCAAGAGTGCTAGTAATATTTGTAATTGGCATTGTAGTTTGAAACAATGTCATCTGACTACCACTTCCAGCATATACATCTACATTAACTGTATCAGAGGCAATGGCAGTTCCAGCAGGAACAACCCATCTATTCGTAGTTACATTAAAGGTTTTAAGGCTCGAGTTGCCTGAATCAAATTGGGCATTATATGAAAGATACTGTCCACTTTGTGCTGTTTGACTTCCATATCTAAAAGCAAAATCGTAAGTCCATCCAGTAATACCACTATGAGCAGAAACAGTTTCAAACACCCAGATTTCCTCAGAGGGTTTAACAAATGCGGTTGAAGTCCAGACAGCAGTAAAAACTCCGGGAGTAGTAGCAGTATACGGAGTCATTGTTTCTTCAACAATATTAGTCAGCACATAACCAACAGTTCCGTTGACCTGTAGAGCACCAGTTATATTAACCGTGCCAGTTTGAGTTACATTACCAGTTTGAGTAACATTACCAGTAACATACTCATCACCAACGACAAAAAGGTCATTAGTAAATACCGTTCCAACCTTCTGGTAATTACAAGTGCCAGAACCAATAGTAACTGCAGCACTAAGTGTATATACAATCGTGTCTGTTGTTACTGATGTAATCTTGTATTTTCCGCTATACGCAGCAATGGATGCGGTTACTGTAATTACTTGACTTGCAACAAGTCCGTGTGCTATTGAAGTTATTGTTACGTTGATTCCATTAATAGATGTAAACTCCTTACCAGTTACAACAACTCCATCATTAGCAAGAATTGAAACATCCTCATTTGGCTGTGCTAAGTAATTACTTGATGTAATTAACGATGAAATCACAGGCAAGTTGCTTTGAACGAGACTTGATGCATTAACTTTTCTCAATGTATCAGCAGATGTATCAATAACAAGAAACTTATCGTCTGAAGCAAGTATAGGTGACTCAATTGGAGTCTGTTCTGTAATTGCTCCCTTTAATACAATAGCACCATTGATATGATTGTTAAGTCTTGTTCCGTCAACTTGTTGACCGTTTGCAAAGACTTCTCCTGCTGATAGTTGGACTGGCATTTTATGTAGTAGAGCGTATGTTAGTGCCTGTTCTTATTCCTGTGATAAACAAAGACCTAACAGACGAAGGGTTGTTGTAAGATTCAATCTTGATTAGACAGGATGAGCAAACTTTGCGAATAGGCAAGTCTCTTACGCTGAAAGTTGACGCTGGCACTCCGAATGTGTCAATGAGTGTTTCGAAGTATGGATTTTCGGTTAAGACTGTAGTTTCTATCTGCGAACCAGCGTCAGCCTTTAGGTCAATTTCAACCTGCGAATAACGCTTATCCTCAGAGAACCCAAAACTGTAGGAACGAGTAATCAGTTTACTGTCAATCTTGAATCTGGTAAACGCATCAGGGTCTAATGGGTCATATAGAAGGAATGGCAACTCAAGAGGAAGCACATTATTTAAAGTGCTGTTGTCGTAGTGGTCACCATCAAGCAATTCTTCAGCAAGGAAGATACCAAATTCTTCATCTACAAAGAAGAGCCTTCTCTTACCATTGTAAATGCCAGTAACCATAAACGACACATCCATACCAGACTGGAATGTGTCAATGGACTCCCATTGCTTGTTAATAAAGTTAAATATAATTACTACGTTGTTATACGCACTACCATCTACCGGTATTGACAGATAGTATCTGTTGTTGAAGTAAATACCGACTGCCTTAGATACGTCGTTCTGGTTTATTCTCTGGATTATATCGTCGATTGGTGCACTCAATGGCTCACCCAATACACCCGCCCGCATACCCTCAGGAGTCGTTGCAGCCTGTGGAGTGAGCATATATACCCCTCCGTCAGCAAGGAACATCATACCACCCGCGGCTTGGGCTATTGACCCCCTTGCCACGCAACCGATATCCGTGGCTAGAACTTTGACATATGAGTCTGCGGCTACTGGGGCATCTCCTGCAGCATAAGCACCAGCCCCAACAGAAGCATAATACATACGATTACGCATAAATACCACAAACTCATTCAACACCCAAGGTGCTATAGCAACGATAGATTCATTAGACCCATCGTTAATCTTAAACACGTCCATTAATGAAAATGTTGTCTGGTCTAAGTAATGAGATACGCTTATCTCGTCAGAAGAACTCTGAATTACACCCCTATTGCCAATGTATATACCCTGTATGCCATTGGGCATATCAGTTGCGGAAGATTGAGGAACAGTTATAATACTTCCCCCACCATCAACCCACTTCAAAGGAATCTTTGAAAGACCTCTTAATATATACAAACTTCCACCCGCTTGATATGCACCTACTTCGTCAGTAGATAGGATTTCTTCCGTTCCAGGGAACGCAATAGGGCCAGTTCTGGTTGAAGTAACTGTGTTGAAGTAATAAAGACCAGTTTGTGCAATTAAAACAACAAGGTCAACCCCCGCAGTAGTCTTAAATGTAGTTACATATCTTAATGGAACATTGTCAACACCGGCAGGGGTAAGTTTCTGAAGCCCTTTTCTGGACTCGGCAATACCCCTGTTAAGTCTGAAGTTCTGACACAACGAGAGAGTCCCTTCCTTCAAAGACTGCGGATTATCCTTGGAGTTGAACCCTAAGAAGCCTTGGTCACCATCAACAAGGTAACTTCCAGCCTGTTGTGCCTGTCCAGCCATTACTTACCGCTGATTTCTTCCAGCAGAGTCTTAGCCTTTTGAACCTTTGAGGAGTTGGAATTCTTGTATCCAATCCAAATTCCTCCAATAAGGAAGATACTGTGGGTTATAAGGAGTAGTAGGAATGTAAACATAGGGTTAGGGGCTATAGATAAAGAGGTCCGAAAGAGTGCCGTTGATACTGACATACCAATAACTGCCCGTGTCGAGGGTTGCATTTGTCGCAGGGAAGCCAGCCGCAAAGGTTGTGCCATCGCTAATGCCAGCACTTAAAAAACTCCCGCCAATGTAATTAGTATTTACGACACCATTCCTAGCATTGTCATAGCCGTCCCACGCATACCACATTGAAGCGGCAAAGGCGTTGGCAATAGCCTTGTCGCTTGAGACTCCAGCCGAGGATTGCGTAGTCGAGTCACCAAAAGTAATCGAGCCGCTGACTGGTAGTTGAACATTGAACCCGTAGACAAGTGTCTCCTCTTGGGAGATGTATTGACCGCCTCCCATTTGAAGGCCGATTCCATTAAGGGTAGTCGTGAAACCCGAGGTCGCAGACTCATCGCTAATGATTGGACCATTAACAGTCATTCCGCTTTCGACAGTTAAACCATCGATATGCGTAATGTGAACTGGGCTATCGATTGTAATTAAATTATAGGCCCCACTATACCAATTACCCAAGTGACCGCCCTGCCAGTTTAACTCATAGCCCACAGCACAAGTAAGGCTGATGCCATTGTAACCCCCAAGACTGTTATCAAATGTGCCCTTGCTAATGTTCTGCTGGCCTACTGCATCAAAGACAATACCACCAGTCATTTCTCCACCAGTTTTAGCCAAATAGTCATCGCTAACCCAAGTTTGAAGGGCTAGTGTGCCAGCATTAATTTCATCAACTTTGGCTTGAGTAATCTCATTGCCAATCTCAACTACATTTGCAGGAAGATTTGGGCTGATTTGGATGGACATAAATTATTAAGTATGATTCTAACAAATTTGCTTATACAATAGAATATGCAATGTGAATAGGAGTAGAGGCTGCATCTGCAGAAATTCTAATCGTTCCAGCATAGTTATCAATTGAAAATAAAGTTGCTGGCGGAAGGGTAATCCCAACAGACCCAGTATCATTTAATATAAGTGTAATTGTTGCTGTAGCAGACTTGTTTTGAATAAGTGTGCTAATTCTTCTTTCGCCGGGAACGGAAGAAGCAACTAGGTTTGCAGCAGTAAGTCCAGCCGTAAAGTCAGCGTGAACAAACTTTCTACTAAATGGGGTTGAGATATTAATGTGAGACATTGTATTAGTATATTTGATTAAATTTCATTCTTGGTTGAATGCCTTGCTGGACAATAGCCTTATTAACTTCCATGTCAAGCAATGCATTGGCTTCTGCATTAACCCTGTCGCCAAAGT